ACGGTGGTGTGAGAGGTCGGGAAATCACTCAGATTTCCCTCCTACTCGATTACCCGTTTTCAAGAGAGAGAAAGGAAAAATAATATGGGAAATGAAGAGTTCCTGAGAATTTGCAAGGAAAAGGTGGCTGAATACACAAATCAGCATATGGACAAAACGGATCAGAAACAGATTACTGTTAATGACGTTTATGTGGTCTGGTCATGCAAAACACTGCAGAATCAGAAAGCTCTGCTCAGCACTACAGTTCCGGATGGAATGTATTATGAGCTGACATACAACGGAGATAAAGCGGAATTGTATTTTGATGCATACAAAAAATTCCAGAATATCTGTTTTAAAATGTAGGAGGATATGGAATGAAAAAGAAAGTAATGGCATTATTGACAGCGCTCGTGTTGGTATGCGCATCTCTTACCGGATGCACCGAGGCGTATAAAGTCAGCAACAATATTT